GTACAGTACCGCGCAATATAAGCAGCGGACTCAAAAGTAACTGAGCCGATAGAAGAGAAACCACGTCCCCAGAGTTTGTCCAAAGTGGGGGACTGGTAGAGCGGATTTTTCCCATGAGAAATGACAAATTTGTCGGGAAAATCCATTCCAAAGAAAATAGCGTGATAGTGAGGCCGACCACGTCGGGCACCATACTCACCGCACATGTAAAAACGAAAAGGGCCAAGCTTGCGCCGGGCCCTCTTCATGAACTCTTGGAAATGCCTGTAGATCAGCGTGGGAGTGTAGTGAGCGTCGTCATAAGTCAGGGTGACGAACGAATTCCGATCATGGAGAGATGCTTCATGCACGCAACGCAAAGCCCACTGGCAGGACCGATTAAGTCGGCATCCGATACATTGCCCGCAGGACAAACGAAGGTTATAGATCTCTGCTTCGCTAGAAACAAATTGGACCCCCGCCGTGGACCGGAGGGCGCGCTGCGGGAAAAAACAGGGCATAAAAAAAGCCCGGACGAGCCGGGCCGCAAATCAAAGTCGGTATCCGCCACGATTTGGCATGGGGGCGACATTCAGCGCCTTGGTACGACTCACTTGCCGGCGAAAGCCGCCGGCCGCAACACGCTTATTTACATTCGAACGCTTCAAAGGCTTCATGATTACCCCCAAAAGAAGACACCAAAAGGTGTCAGTAAATACAGTTACATCAAGTCGAAACCTGTATTTAGTCTAGCACAAATTTCTAGAATTTGTCGGGCATCGCCCCGTGAGGCGTAGCGGGCAACGGAGAAGCCGCCGGAGCAGCCGGAGCAGCTGGAGGCAATGGCGCCTGAACCAGACCCAGAGACACCGCCTCAACACGATTGGCAGGGTTGTCGCAGAAAGCGACGAAAGCGCCGGGATCATTCCCGAAACGCGACCGAACGTGCGCCGGAAGCGCCAAAAAAGAAGTCTCAGCAGACTTGAGAGCGTGAAGAGCCTCCTGATAGGAAGTAGCCTGCGAAAAATCGCCAAAGCTAGGCATGCGGACCCCAGTGGGAAAGGGACCATCGATACCGAAGCGACGGATGAGAGTGTTAATGTCCGCCTCCTCAGCAAAGGATTGCTTGGTGCGGCCCGGACCGTCACAAGAACAGTCAAGACCCGAAAGGTCAGACGCCTCCTTGAGATCATAGTTATAAGGACTGCGAACAAAGGGGGGTTTCACCATCATTTTCTCCAATCAAAACGTGGACGAGCGGCACGAAGAACCTCAGCCGCAGTAGAAATAGCACGTTCGCCCTCGCGAACGTAGGGCGTAGCTTTACCAACCTTAGAACCCCAGAAACCGGACCATGCACGGCCCTCGTTTTCTTCCAATTGAGTTAAAAGAGCTTGCGCCCTAGTGAGCTTGGCACGCTCCTCAAGCGAAGAAGTATCAGCTTTAAGACGATCAATTTCAGAACGCATCTTGATCATCTCTTTCTCACCGATATCCATTTTATAAGCCGCATCCCACCACGCCTTCACAGCCTCGCGAGCACGAACAGAATCAGGACCGGGACCATGCTGAATAAGATCAACCGCAAGATCACGATACTTGGTCACCTGACGCTGCTCAGCAGAACGAGCCCGCGACTCCTCCTCGCGCGCCTCAGATTCCTTCTGCTCCGCATTAGCCTTAGCACTATTAGCACGATTGAGACCCGCCTGAGAAGCGCCAGAAGCTGCATTGATACCAGCTTGATAAGGGGACTGCATAACAGCCATTGCCCCCCCCGGGGAAGACGCCCCTCTTGTGGCCGAGAGGATTGGATTCAGACCAGCCGCGATGAGATCTTGCACCTCGCGTTGATGAGCTGTCGAAGACATACGCTCTTGAAAGGCCATCTGACTAGCGGCCTGCTGCGCATTGGCGGCGTTAGTTGACTCTTGGGAGTTTGCACCCATGAGCCCGTTAAACAGAGAGATACCCGCACCGAGCCAGTCCATGTTAGAACCGATCGATGAAGCCCGGCTCAGAGTACATAGGCATAGGCCGCGCCGCTTGAATGTTGAAAAACGAGTCAAAGATGAATTGCTTCCCGCTGGACGTCACCGCGACCACACGGTCGACCGGGGGAGTAGACTGAATGAAAGTGGTGTCCAACACCGGCAGGGAAGTGAATTTCTGCGCCAGATGCCACGCGTCGAGAGGCGTGGCGTTGGTGGAACGGAAATAACCCGTAACCATTGACGGGTCATAGCGGTACTCCGCCCACCGCTCTTGGTAACCGAAAACGAGGGAATCATTCGCGTCCCCGCGAACATAGATCTCCTTGTTGAGAATGGTCTGCTCGCCGAGATGCGAAAAAACGGGTTCATAGAAATCGTACCGAGTAGAGCGCGACCAGAAGCGCGCAAGGCCCTGTTGGTAAGTAAGGTCAGCGTCGACGCAGACAAGACCGAGAACAACGCCGTGCTCGGTGAACGATTGAGAAAAGCCGTGCCGCTGCGCGAGAATGGTACCCATCGCACCAAGGGTACCAAGAGGGGTAGTTGTACCGGAAGCCGATGTTCCCGAAGTTTGGCCAATAGGATTGATGGAGATCGGCGTCGAGCCACCGCCAAGATACTCCGCACGTTGTAGACGGAAATCCGGGTTTTGCACCCCGAAGCGGGCCAAGATAGCTTCCACATAGCGAGTACCCCCACGAGCATCACGCTCTAGTAAACGTTGAATTTGAAAAGCTTGCCGGATCTGATTGATAGTCGCTGCAGTGGCAGCCGACAGATCCGCATAGAGACCGGAATCACCGGATGAGACAACACCGACGCCGCCAGCGGCACCCCAGCCGCCACCACCGAGAGCGGCACCCACGGCAGCGCCTTGCATACCATCGACATTGACGAGATTGCCAGCGCCACTAGTAGCGAGACCGCCATCCGTATAGGCACCGGCCTGAAGGCCAAGCACCTTGCCGTCACCGTAAACAGGCGCGGAGGTACCAAGAGGGAGAGTAACGCCCGTAGACCCCTTCTGCGGCCAAGGGAGAGCGCCAGTGAAATAGTCCTTGCGCTTGCCGCGACGGAGAAGAGCGACGGAGCTGTAAACGTCGGGGCCGTTGCCAGTATTGAGAGTGGGGGCGTTTTGAAGATTTTCGTCTTTGAACCAGTCATAAAAAATCTTGTTGTAGGCGCGCAGAGGCAGCGCCGAATGAGAGACAGTAGCCCCGCCTTGAACCTGACCCACAGTGGGCAGGCCGAAATAATCGTGGACCGTACAGGCCACGTAGCCAGAGGCGGGAGTAACCATCTGGGGGACGGTGTAAGAAGTTGAATCCCCCGGGTTCGCTTGCTCACCCTGAAAGTTGACCCAATGGGTCCACAGGAGGCGATAGGGAACAAAAAAGAAAAAGGAAGTGAGGACCATATTGTCCATGAGTGGATATATGGGTGTAGCCATGCGTGCGAACGCAGTCATGGAAAGATTGAACGTGTCGCCGGGAAGAACCTCGGCGCAGTAGACGGGCACGAGATAGCCCGCGTCAAAAGTGGTCTTGTGAGCTTTCTGCATCACAAAACGAGAGCGCGGGATCTCCGCGCGGGGAATCATTGAGAACGAGTGAACATTGACAGATTTATTACGAAACATGGGGCCTCCAAAAAAGCGCTTGTAAGCGCGAATAGATTGAGAACCGAAAGGGGCCTAGTAGCCGCGAAGAAGCCGAAAAACTAGGAGAGATATCGGACACTCCGACAGCAGACAGAGGCCCCCGAGTTCGGATTTATCTTGAAGCGGCGAGATCCTTGACTCGCGCAATGGAGGCCACCTTAGAAGTGAATTCGCCGGTGACGTCGTCGAACGTCCCGAGCGAGAAGAGTACAAAATCCTCCGGATGATTGAAGAGGGGATTATCCGCAGCCGACCTGTTAGCCTCGTCACTAACGGAACGCACGGCGGCCGCGGGAGCAGGAACGAAAAACGGTTGTCCGTACAGCCCCGAGGCCGTATCGAACACAGAGCAAGCAACCTTGATAGACATTAAAGACTCCTTGATTGGTTAGTAAAACGTTGTTTGACAATCGAAGCACGAACAGCAATACGCTCGGGCCGATTGTCATAGCGCCGAGCGATCGACTCCTCCTGGCGAACGATCGCTT